CAAAAACTTAGGAAAGAAATCAGGAGAATAAAACATGGCCATCAAAAAATCGCTACAGCAGCAGGCTGAGGAAATTCTTGCACAGGCTGAGAAAAGAGGCGTCAGCTCGAATTTCTTCTTTGTAACGACATTCAAGCGCTATCAGGTACAAATGCAAATCCTTGCATCACTTGAGAAAGCAATTGAAGAGAACGGCCCCACAGTAACAAAAGAATACGTCAAGGGCCGCAAGAACTTGACCGCAAACCCTGCGATCAATGAATACAACAAGACATCAACAGCAGCAAACGGAACCGTTGCAACGCTCATCAATATCATCAAGACTCTCTCAGAAAGTGACGCAAAGGGCGGCAAGCTCTCGCAGCTCATGGCATCGCTGAACGAGTCAGATGACTAACTACATAAACGAATACTACCAAGCCATCAAGGATGGCACCGCGTGCGTTGGCGAATGGGTCCGCCTGTTGTATGTAATCATTATCGAGGGTCTTCAGAAGAAGGCTTTTTTTTATGCACCAAAGAAAGCCGAAAGAGCGATCAAATTTATTGAGTCTTTTTGTCACCATTGCGAGGGACGTGATGATCTTCTCGTTCTTGAGCTGTGGCAGAAGGCGCTCATCTCTTTGATCTTTGGAATTGTAGACGCTGAAGGAAATAGGCAATTTCGTGAAGTCGTGCTTGTGGTCGCAAGAAAAAACGGCAAGAGCTTGCTTGCAGCCGCCATCATCGCGTACATGTCATTTCTCGATGGAGAGTACGGCGGCCGCCTGTTCTGTCTTGCTCCTAAGCTTGAACAGGCTGAAATCGTCTACAACGCCTTTTGGCAAACAATAGTTAAAGAGCCTGAGCTTGCGGAGATGATAAAGCGCCGCAAGTCGGACTACTACATAGCTGAGACAAACACGAGCATTAAAAAAATCGCGTTCAACGCTAAGAAGTCGGACGGTTTCAATCCTTCGCTTGTCGTCTGTGATGAGATTGCATCATGGGTAGGCGATGCAGGTAAGAAGCAATATGAGGTTATGAAATCGGCTCTTGGTGCTCGTAAGCAGCCGCTCATCTTGAGCGTTTCAACATCGGGATACATCAACGAGGGTATCTACGACGAACTCTTCTCGCGTGGCACTCGTTTCCTTCTTGGCGATTCTAAAGAGCGCAGACTTCTTCCGATCTTCTACACGATCGACGACGTTGACAAGTGGAACGATATCAACGAGCTCAGAAAAAGCAACCCCAATCTTGGTGTTTCTGTTTCTGTGGATTACATGCTCGAAGAGATCGCAGTCGCTGAGGGTTCGCTTTCTAAGAAGGCTGAATTCATCACGAAATACTGCAACATCAAGCAGAATAGTTCTCAGGCGTGGTTGTCTGCACAGACGGTCAAGGAAGCTTCGAGCGACGAAGAGTACACGATGGAGCGATTCGCTCATAAGTATTGCGTAGCCGGGATTGACTTATCCCAAACTACGGACTTAACAAGTGCTTGCCTTGTAATTGAAGAAAAGGGTGAACTATATGTCATTTCGCACTTCTGGCTTCCGGAAGAAAAGTTATCGGAGGCAATAGCGAGAGATGGAATACCATACGACGAGATGATCCAAAAAGGTTGGTTGTCCTTGGCTGGAGATAATTATGTTGATTATCATGCAGTCTATAACTGGATAACTGATGCGGTAAAGGAGCATGAGCTCCTACCTTTAATGGTTGGCTATGATAAGTATTCAGCTCAGTACCTGATCCAAGACTTGCAAGCTTTTGGATTTCAGACAGACGATGTTCACCAAGGACATAACTTAACCCCTGTCATTTATGAGATGGAAGGTCTCATGAAAGATGGAAAGATACATATCGGGAACAACCAATTATTGAAAATACATCTTCTTGACAGTGCTCTAGAAAACGATACCAGAGCACAGAAAGTACGATTGAAGAAATTGAACCCGAGGTCACATATTGACGGAACGGCAGCTCTGCTCGATGCACTCTGCGTTCGTCAGAAGTGGTACGGTGATCTCAGTTCAAGATTAATGAATCAGGAGTGAAACGATGGGATTGTTAGACAAAATCTTGGGCCGTGATGAAAAATCACAGCTCGTTATTAACGCTGGGCAAACTTGGAAGATGGTCAGCGGCTACACGCCGGTCTTTCACGACTGGCATGGGGAGATTTATGAGTCTATGTTAGTCCGTGCGTCTATTGATGCACGTGCGCGTCATGCTTCAAAACTTAAAGCTGAGATTGTTGGAAGTGCAAAGCCAGATTTAAGTGCCAGATTAAAGAAAAGACCTAATCCTTGGGATACTTGGTCTCAGTTCTTATATCGTGTCAGCACTATTTTGGATTGCTGCAATAACTGCTTGCTCGTACCTATATTTGATGATGATCTGAACAAGATTGGTTTTTATCCAGTTCTTCCGACTTCTTGCAATATTGTTGAGTACAAGGGAGAACTATGGCTGAAGTATAAGTATTTGGAAGGTCGTAAGACTGCGGCTTGTAAGATTAATGAGTGTGCTATTTTGAGGAAGTTCCAGTTTAAGAGTGACTTCTTCGGTTCTTCCAATGATGCTCTTACTCCGACAATGGACTTAATTGCCATCAATGATCAGGGAATTAAGGAAGCCATTAAAAGTACAGCCGGTTATCAGTTTATGGCTCGTTTAGCTAACTTTACCAAGAAGGAAGACTTGGTTAAGGAAAGGGAAGAATTCTCTGAAGCCGCATTTGGTAAGGAAGCCAAGAATAGGAATGGTGTTTTATTGTTCCCCAACACTTATCAGGATGTTAAGCAGATTGAAATGAAGCCTTGGACACCCGATGAGGACCAGATTAATCAAATCCGTGAGAATGTATTTTCCTACTTTGGCGTAAATGATGCAGTTTTACAGAACAAGACATCGGGTGATGCCTGGTCAGCTTTCTATGAAGGTGCAGTGGAGCCATTTTCCATTCAGTTATCGGAAACACTAACGGCTGCTTTATATAGTGAGAGAGAAATAGCGCATGGTGCTTCCATAATGTTCACGGCAAATAGGCTTCAGTACATGAATTTCGCAGATAAGCTCAATTTCGTAACTGGGCTTGGTGATAGAGGTCTGCTCATGATAGATGAAGCTCGTGAGGTATTTAACCTCCCGGCATTACCTGATGATCAAGGACAAAGATTTATAGCACGAGGCGAATACTACTTTATTCAGGAAGAAAACCCAAAGGAGGAAGAAGAAGGAAATGCCAGTGAAGAATGATAGAGAATATAGAAATTTTCAGATGCTCACAAGAGCACAAGAAGAGGGGGCAGAGCCCTCTTATTTAGTTGAGGGATATGCATCAACATTTGATGAATATGTTCTTTACGACTTCGTAGATGAAAAATGGATCGAGCAGATTGACCCCAGAGCTTTTGATGAAGCTGATATGAACGATGTTGTCTTCTTGCTTGACCATACAGGTCGTGTATATGCCAGAACAAAGAACGGCACAGTTGACCTTTCAGTTGATGATAAGGGTTTCTTCACAAAGACGGACCTGTCCAAGACTGAATCTGCAAGAAGTGTATATGAGGACATCAAGGCTGGAAATTATGACCAGATGTCCTTCGCTTTCATAGTAGGAAAGCAGCACTTCGATGAATATTACGAAGACCGTGGCGACGGCAAAAACATACGCATTATTAAGCGTGTAATAGACCAAATTAAAAAGGTCTACGACATATCAGCTGTCGGATTTCCGGCAAACCCTAACACTGACATAGGTGTTGCAACTCGTGCAGCTTTCGACGGAGCGATCGAAGAGTTCGAAGCGGAGAGACTTTTAGAGAAGCAAGCCAAGCAGGAAAGGGCAAAGAAGGAAGCCCAGCTCAAATTAAAACTTTTGGAGGTCACTGAATATGACTAAAGAAGAGATTATGAAGCTGACACCCGCAGAAATCGAGGTAAGACTCGCTGAGATTAAGGACCTTATGAATTCAGAAGATGCTGATTTCGAGGCACTTAGTGCGGAGATCGACTTCATTAAGGAAAGAAAGTCCTTCCTTGCTAATGAGAGTAGGAAGGCAGACATGCAAGCCGTAATTGAAGGGGCTGGCGAAGATTCAATTATTGAATTCCCTAAGGAGGAAAGAAAAATGCCTGATATCAAGGAAATCAGAAGTTCACAGGCGTACATGGACGCATATGCAAATGCCCTCAAGGCTGCTTACAGATCCGAGAGTGGTGACTGCGACTTTAAGGAGTGTAGAGCTCTCTTAACAGACATCGGAGGCGGTGCAATTCCTACTCCTGTATTTGTTGAGGAGATTATCTCTACAGCTTGGGAGCGTGACACAATCACAAGACGTGTTAAGAGATCTTATATGAAGGGTACAGTCAGAATCGGTGTTGAGATCGGTGCTTCTGCTGCTGTTGTTCATGCAGAGGGTTCTGCTGCTCCTTCCGCAGAGAGCCTCGTTATCGCAGTTGTATCTATTACACCTGAGACAATCAAGAAGTGGATTCAGGTATCTGATGAGGTACTCGATTCTTCTTCCGAGGCATTCCTCAGATATATCTACGATGAGCTTACATACCGTGTAGCTAAGAAGGCTGCTGACAGACTCCTTGCTAAGATTCAGGCCGCAGGTACAGTATCCACTAACACAGCTACAACTAACATCGCTGTTGCTGCTATCTCTACAAATGCTATCGATGTAGGTCTTGTTGCTGAAGCTATGGGTGAGCTTGCAGATGAGGCTGCTGATCCTGTAGTAATCATGAACAAGAAGACATGGTCTGCTTTCAAGCGTGTTCAGTATGCTAACGGCTACGCTGTTGATCCTTTCGAGGGTCTTGAAGTTCTCTTCAATAACAGCATTAAGTCCTTCTCAGCTGCAACAACTGGTGAGGCATTCCTTATCGTTGGCGACCTCGGTGTTGGCGCACAGATGAACTTCCCTGTTGGTGATGAGGTCAAGATCAAGTATGACGACATGGATGATGCTGAGGCTGATCTCGTAAAGATCGTTTCCAGACTTCCTGTAGGTTCTGCTGTTATCAAGGAATTTTCATTCTGCCAGGTTAAGAAGGCTTGATTTAACCCTTAAGGAGAGAAATAGACATGACTGAGACAAAGAAGATTTTAATAGCAATACCATCAATGGATTATGTTGCTGCTGGATTTGCTGGCTCACTTGCAACTCTTGGCAAAGTAGGGGACTGTAAAGTTTCATTCGTTTGTTCTTCGCTTGTATATGATGCCAGAAACAAGCTTGCAGCACAGGCAATCAAACTGGATACAGACTACATTCTGTGGCTGGATTCTGATATGACATTTGAGCCTGACACATTAATCCGACTACTTAAGGACATTGAGGATAATGACCTCGACATCGTGAGTGGTCTATATTTCAGACGTGCTCACCCTTATACTCCCGTTGCATTTAAGAAGTTCGACATCGTTAATGGCGAAGCCGTATTTGAGCACTATAACGGAGAGTTATCCGGATTACACAAAGTTGATGGTGTTGGCTTTGGTTGTCTTCTTATGGATACACAGGTCGTGTTTGATGTTTTCGGTAAATATGGGGACTGCTTCTCTCCGATCGCGAAGGTCGGGGAGGACTTGTCCTTCTTGTGGAAAGCAAGACAGCTGGGTTATGAAACGTGGCTCGACTGTGATATCAAATGTGGCCATATTGGTCATGTCGTAGTTTCTCAAGGATTTTATGAAGTCCTTAATGACGGAGGTGAATCATGATGAAGATCAGAGTTAAAGCTCCGTGGATGGATGGCAAGGGACTTCACAAGATTGGTGATATCGCAGAAATCGAGACCGCTGCTTTTAATCCTCTTCTCATGGAAGAAGTAAGGGATAAAGCAAAGCTGGTCTGTGAACCTGTAGATATTGGACTTGAAGAAGTAACTCTTAAGCCTAAGCCCGCGAAGAAGTCAACATCAAAGAAGAGGGAGTAAGCATATGGCATTACTAGATGAAGTGGCGATCCGTTCGCTGATCTCCCTGTTCTCTACGACAACACACTTCCTGCTTACGACACAACTGATTATCACACTAAGAGGTAAAGAACTATGACTATGGAATCACTTCTTCTGTCTGTTCGCTTTGCGTGCAGAATAATGGATGACGCGCTGGATGATGAGATCACAGAGCTTGTCAATGCAGGTTTCTACGATCTTGAGATCTCCGGTGTAGCTGATGAGAACGGTGATCCCTATACGGCCGAGACCGCTGATCAGCTCGTCATCACAGCGATCAAGACCTATGTCAAGCTCAATTTGGGCGATCTGATATCCGACACGAACTACTGGGCGAAGTTGAAGTTCTCATACGATGAGCAGAAAGCTCAGCTCAAGATGAGGACTCACTCTTCGTCTTCTTATACGGAGGACGAGAGCGATGAATCCGATACGGAGGACGAGAGCGATGAATCCGATACGGAGGACGAGAGCGATGAATCCGATACGGAGGACGAGAGCGATGAATCCGATACGGAGGACGAGAGCGATGAA